CCTCGGCGAACGCCGGAAACGCCGTGTCGATGTCGGTGCCGTACAGCACGGCCAGCGTAACCAAGTCGCGTCGGCGGATCCGCCCGACGCCCGACTCCATCTCGGCGTATGTCGGCTGCGCTACCCCGAGTGCCTCAGCGCACTCGACCTGGGTTTTACCGTGCTCGGCCCGAAGGCATGCCATGCGTCGGCCGATCGAGATTCGGCTCTCCTTGCTACTCAGGTCCACGGTCTCCACCTTATTGAAGTGACGATAACTGCACTGTTGGTCCACCGATAGGATAGTATCGCGCGCCCGATGATGGCAAGCCGTCTCGCGCGGAGACTCATCGGGCGGTGAATCAGCTATGAGACCCTACTACTCGGACTCCCACGTCGACCTGTACTGCGGGGATGCGCTGTCTGTCCTTCGCGAGCTGCCCGAGGAGTCTGTTCAGTGCTGCGTGACGAGCCCGCCGTACTGGGGGCTGCGCGATTATGGGACCGCAGAGTGGGAGGGCGGCGATTCGGAGTGCCCCCACCGCGTCGGCGGCCGGGTGCAGGATACGAAAGCGAGGGGCGCCATCGTGGCAGGCGTCCGGCCGGGCGTGGACGCCTCCCGGTGCCTCGACTGCGGCGCTCTCCGCGAGGACCGCCAACTCGGGATCGAGCCTACCCCCGAGGAGTACGTCGCCAAGATGGTCGAGGTCTTCGGTGATGTGCGGCGGGTGCTGCGGGACGACGGCACGCTCTGGCTCAACATTGGAGACAGCTACAACGCCTACATCGGCGGCGCGGGGCCCTCATCGTCTCTATCCCGAGGGGCGCAGACAACGGCACGCCCAAGCCTCCCCAGCGGCTACGGGCTGCGCCACAAGGGCCTCAAGCCCAAGGACCTCGTGGGCATCCCGTGGCGCGTCGCCTTCGCGCTCCAGGCGGATGGCTGGTACCTGCGCTCGGACATCATTTGGGCGAAGCCCGCGCCGATGCCCGAAAGCGTGCGGGACCGGCCGACGAAGGCCCACGAGTACCTTTTTTTGCTGAGCAAGAGCCCGACCTACCAGTACGACGCCGACGCGATCGCGGAACCGTCGATCCACGAGGGTCGGGTATTCGCATACGACGGTACGCAGAAGATGGTTGGCGCCACCCGCAACCGCCGATCCGTCTGGACCGTCATGACGAAGCCTTACCCCGGCGCTCACTCCGCCACGTTTCCGCCGGACCTCATCGAGCCGTGCATCCTCGCGGGCGCTCCGGCCGGTGGCGTCGTGCTCGACCCGTTCGCGGGCTCCGGCACCACCGGGTACGTGGCAAAGGAGCGGGGCCGCCGCGCGGTCCTGATCGAGCTCAACCCGGCCTACTGCGACCTGGCCGCCGAGCGCGTCGCGCAGGGGGTGCTGGCGCTGTGAGTGTCCACTAATTGACCACACGACGGAGCTCGTCGGCCCCCGGAAACCCAATGACAACGCCAACCGGTAACAACACAAGTGTTTCTGTCGGCGATTCCCGGAAACGCCGAAAAACCCAAGGAATCCGGCGGCGGACGTGCGTTCGTAGCGGCCGAGAGGCGAGCTCGTCAAGGGCCGAAACGCGCCCGAAAGAACCGTCGAGTGTCCACTTGGCTGCCCGATTGAGTGACGCCGTGGTACTGCACCTCGTCCAATTGCTCGGACTTGATCCATTGACCGACGTGGGCCAGGAGGTGGAGATCGCTGTCCGACTCGGCGCAGCTCGCCCCGACGCTACGCTCGATGATGTCGCGAGGCGGGTAGGCAGCAGCCGGGAGGCGCTCAAGAGCCGGTGCAAGCGACGGCGCTTACCGAGCCCGACCATGCTCCTGCGTTGGGGCCGCGTGCTCGCTGCTATGGCGCACTGGCGGGCGGGCGCGACGCTGGAAGAGACGGCGAGCGCCAAAGGATGGCGCTCCGCGCCCACGATATCGAGTTGCGTGCGCAGGGCCTCCGGCATGTGGCCGACCGAATGGTCTGGGGATCTGCCTGAACTCGCTCAGGCCCTGATCGAAAAGTGGCAATCATGACGACGGTAATCGCGATGGAGACGAGGAATAAGCGGAGAGCTACTGGCATGAGCGCGGGAGGTGAGCCTTGAGCACTGGAGCGATGCTGGAGAGCGGACTAGCGCACCACGCACGAAGAGCGTAGAATGAGTGGAGGTGGAGGCGGGTTGTGTCTGATCCACACGGGCCGCGTTCGCGAGTCGAGGAAGGCGCCTTCATCGTCGCCCTCCCCGCCTGCCACCTCTTTCTCGCCCTATGAAGGAGGGTAGCATGAGACGGATCTCCGAAGTCCTGGCCGAGCTTGCGTCTGACACGTCGGATCTACCCGACGATGTCCGCGAGACGATCACAGATGCCACAAACGAGTCAGACGATGTCGATCCTGTGCCTTGGTTGGGATGGGAAGGCGTGCAGGTGGTGGTGTGAGCGACGGGTACTATCTCGTCTCTCGCGGCCTACACGACCCCCAGCATGACCTACATCCACACAGGACTGGCGAGACGGCCTGCTCGGCGTTCGCGTGGCTGGATCTGATCGCTATGGCGCGGTGGAAGGATGCCGGTGGCGTTCCGCGTGGGACGGTCGCGGCCTCTGAGCGGTTCTTGGCCGTCAGGTGGAATTGGAATCGTTCGAGAGTGTCGCGATTCCTTGCCGATTTGGAGGCAAAACACCGGATTTCGCGTGAACCACAAACGGGGCGCGAATCGGGCCGCATAAGCATATGTAACTACGACACTTATCAAGATCCACGAACCACAAGCGAGCCACAAGTAGGTCCACGGGTAGGTCCACGGGTAGGTCCACGGGTAGGTCCACGGGTAGGTCCAAAGAAGAATACAGAAAGAAGAATACAGAAAGAAGACTCGTCTGAAACGGTGCCCGTTTCCGACCTGTGGGATATGTGGCTCGAGAGGTTCGGCGGCGGCGGCCGGCAACCGAAGTTGACCGAGGCCAGAAGGAAGGCGCTCAAGCGTCTGTGGAAGGAACAACTCGCGGAAGAGGACGACCCCTACGACGTCTACTGCAAGGTGCTGCGTGCCGTAGAGCGCTCCGACCACCACATGAGCAAGCGCGAGTACCAGTACCCCGAGAGCCTCTTCCGCAACGAGAATCGCCGCGATCGTTGGGTCACCGAGGCGATGAATCTCAACGGCGACGGCCGCCACTGGAGTGCGAGGCTGTGACCGATACCCCGCTCGTGCCGTGGTCCGAAGACGCCGAGGTCTCGGTGCTCGGGGCTCTGATCATCGACCCCGACGCTATCGACGACGTCCGCACCGAACTCGACGAGCGCGATTTCTATCGCGACGGACACCGGGCGATCTTCACCGCGCTCGTCGAACTACGTGACGGCGGATCCGCCACGGATCCCGTGAGCTTGGTCGAGCGCCTCAAAGCGTGCGGTGAGCTCGAGCGAGCCGGCGGCGTCGAGTACGTGAGTACGCTGATCGATGCCGTGCCGTCGTCGGCGTCGGCGATGTACCACGCCCGGATCGTACGGGACCACGCGACGCGTCGCAGGCTCATCGTGGCCTGCCAGGAAACGCAGCGCCGTGCGATCGAGGCGGCCGACACCGACGAGCTGTTCGCCGAAGCTGAGGGCATGCTACTCGAAGCCACCGCCCGACGACGCGGTCGGTCGCCACGCCCGATCGCCAATGCGGTCACCGAGGCGATCGCCTCGGTGGAGCGCGCAAGCGAGAGCCCCGACGGCATCACCGGCGTGCGCACGGGCATCCCCAAGCTCGACTGGCTCACCACCGGCTTGGATCGAGGTGGTCTGACGGTGCTCGCTGGCCGGCCGAGCATGGGCAAGAGCGCGCTCGGTTGGCAGTTCGCCGAATACGCCGCGGGCACACGGAGCGGCGTGTTCCTCGCCAGCTACGAGATGGCCGACGCGCAGCTCGGTAAGCGCGCGCTCAGCCGCCTGAGCGGAGTCGATTCGTCGCAACTCCGTCGTGGCCGGCTGAGCGCGGAGGAGTGGCGAGCGATCGGTGACGCCGCGACTCGCTTGAGCCAGCTCCCGATCGCGGTCTGCGACCATCCACCGCACACGGTCGAGGGGCTCAGGAGCATGACGGCGCGCCATGTCCGCACGACGCCCACCGAGCTCGTGGTCGTCGACTACATCCAGCAGATGAGCGGCAAGGGCCAGAACCGTAACGCGCAGGTCGAGCACATCAGCCGCGCACTCAAGCGCATGGCGGTCGAGCTTGAAGTCCACGTCCTGGCGCTCGCCCAGCTCAACCGGGGCGTCGTGCATCGTAGCCCACCGAGACCGATGCTCAGCGATCTGCGCGACTCCGGCGGCATCGAACAGGATGCCGACAACGTGCTCCTGATCTGGCGGCCGGAATTCTACTTCGACGACTCGACTCCCGACGAGGCCTACGCGAAGTGGCAGGGCCGAGCTGAGCTGATCCTCGCCAAGCAGCGCGACGGCGAGAGGGGCACGATCCCGCTCGAATGGGACGCGCCCCGGCTTCGGTTCACCCAGATGGGCGGCCGTGACGACGGACGATGGAGCGCCGCATGAGCGCCATGAAGCGCGCGCCACGGTGCCCGAAATGCGGCAAGGCGCCACCGATACGTCGCGCTACGACAGGCGATCCGGCGATCAGGATCACGCACCGGTGCGCTTGCGGCACGACCTACGAGATCGTGACCGACGATCTCGCGATCGAATCGGGCTTGACGTCCGCCATCGGAGGGGAGGGCCGCGAATGAGATAGAGAGCACGCAGGACCGTACAACCCCGCTCATAGGCCGTGTCGGCCT